TAATAGAGAGAGGAAGAGAGAGAATGATCGAGTGAAGGCAGAGTTACCGTGGAATTGGGGAACACCCCCCTCCAACAATCTCACAGAAACACTATTTACACGCATACAATAATTAATTGTGCATTCATCTCAGTCACGTGTTTAATAATTGAACACGTCTCGTTGCACGTTGCGCAGTTTATGATTGCCTATTGCGCCTCTGTTGCACTGTGCGATTTATATTATTTCTATATTATCAAGTATCTGTATATATACCAGCTGATGTATGTATATATACAGCAATGTATTGAATGAGGTATATATACAACGATCTATGTTTATACAAAGGTATATATACAACAGGCCATGTTTGCGGAGAAGCATATATACGACTTGATATATTTGTATAGGTATAATGTACCTGCGCAGATATGCAAACCATATGCCAAACTTGGCGGGAAACAAAAAATTTATTTTTATCAAAACCCTTGACATTTTGATATATTCTTTGTATATTGTTATTGTCAAACGGAACAAACGTTCATTGAAAACTTCAGTATGTTATAATATGGCGTAACCCACAAAATTATTATATAAGGGGAACGTCATGAACAAGAATGAATCAATGCCGAATCGGATAACGGAACATTGGCTGGACGCCGTTGTTGACGGTATTGTCCTGAATGTGGAAACGGAAATAACTGGCGAACCAATTCGGGAACCGGATACGAAAGACGCAAACGGAAAGGTCATTCGTGGAAAAATCCGGTACAATGCAGACGGTGAAAAAATGCGGGAGTTCGAACCGGTGAAGGTTCAATACAAATTGGATTTAACCGGAACAGTTCTGCGAAACATTTTCACACGTGCCCGAAACGATATCGTTGTTCAAATTGGGAAAGATGCAAAATCTGGTGGTCTCGAGGCAGTTAACAAATTGAACGGATCGACCGTTGTTTATTCGGACATCCAGAAGGCGAAACCCGTTTCAACGGAGGCGACAATGCAACGGGCAATTGCCAAGCTGTCCGCAACGGGTGACAAAGAAAAAATCAAACAAATGATTGCCATGCTGGAAAAATCATTGTAACACAATTCTGCCATATTATAACATACTGAACAATGAACAACAGGCCGTGTTAATATAACACGGCCTTTTTTATTGTTCGAGAATATACGTACAATCGTATGTATCTGGATACGAATATACCTTTGTGTATATATACCTTCGTGCATATATGTCTGCGTACATATATGACTTGTTGCGTATATGCCTGCATATATATAAAAGGCATCGCATATATATACTGGTTGAAATATACCCAGACGATAATTAATATATGACTGGTCACGTATATATCTTTTGAAATATGTTAGTCGTTGCGTATATTAGTGAAGGGCGGGCCTATGGGATTTCGCCTTCCGGGGCCTCGTATATAGATGCTTTCACATTTTGTCCACTTTTCCAAACTACTTGTGCTTTTGCCAGCATCTTTGTCTTGTACCGAGACATGTTTAATTATTAAACATGTGGCTATTTCGGTTGTGTCTTTTGTCGCTTGACATTCGACCCTTTTTCAATTATATTTATGCCATAGGCCGAATCCATCTAATGCACAATTGACAGAAGCTGAGGAAGTCATGGCCCTTGTTGCTGACAATGTAGAGGATAGGGTTGACGGCAGGAGGAATCCGGACGGAAACCAGAACTATGATATTGTGCAGCTGTGGTCTCATCACAATGAGATTATACGGTATATAGTTGCTGGTGTCTCCTCCAACGTGCGGATTGCGCAGCTTGTTGGCTGTACACCGCAGACTGTCTCCAACGTGCGAAACAACCCACTGGCGCAGGCGCGGATTGCTGAGCTGTCAGCACAGCGAGATGCCGAGGCGATAGACATTGGAAAAAAGATACAACAGATCGCACCTCTCGCTGTCGATGTAGTTCGCAAGACGTTACTTGAGGCCCTCGATGATGAGGGCGATACGCCTATGTCAGCGAATAGAGCTCGTGTCGGCGCAACTACGGCACTTGGCCTACTCGATCATGCAGTACCAAAGCGTGTACAGGGAACCATCCTGCATGGTCATATGACACTCGAGCGCATCAATGAGATAAAGCAGGGGAAGTTCCGTCCTGCTGTTTCGGTTGAACATGTTGAACAAAATGAGGATGGGGGCGGCACTGCTGTTTAGTGCCTCCCCATTTTTACTATGATCTATTTCAAGACAGAGGAAGAGCAGGAAGAGTTCTGGAAACTCGACACTCGCCTGCGACTTTTACTCTATATGATCGAGGAGTATATCCTCGGCCTCAACGAGGGTGTGGATGGTGTACTTGTAACCGACGCCCTGCGTACCAAACATGAAGATAGTGCACTTGGCGCGGTTGGTATACATCCAACAGGCAGGGCACTCGATTTCGTCCTTGTTGATGTAGACAAGAAGCGTATAACCAAACCCAATCTTATTAAGAAGATACTTGGTGTTATAAACAACCACGTACTATACAACAGTGGCCCCTATAAAACGCTTATCTATCACGATGTAGGACACGGCGCGCACTTTCACCTGCAAGTGAATAGATCGGGCGAAACCATACTGAGGAAATAGTCATGAACCCCTATTTTAAATACTTCTTCCTTCCACTCATATTTGCTGTTCTTGTTATCTTATCTACCTTGTACGTAGTGCATCCTCGTACTATAGTGCAAACAGTCCCCGCGGCCCTTCCGGATAGCCTCGCTGTAAACTTCCCCATTGCCAAACCAGATACCACGTACAAGATTAAATACGACGAACTCCTCAAGAAGTATGCTGCGCTGCGTGTAAAGAAGAACAAGGTGCAGCACGATACTATCGAGGTGTTCGCTGCTAACGATACGGCAGAAGATACACTGCCGGCAATTGATGTATACGAGACAACGTTCAACGATACGCTGGCGAGTATGACTATACGGTCAAAGGTCACGTCGTATGCACTTGGTACTGTACTTGGAACTGAGAATACAATAACAGCAAGTATAAACAAAGAGTGGATGTCAAATAAAATAGACGAGATGACTAAACCAGCTCGTCGCGATGCAATGCGCAAGGGAGTCTATATCGGTGCTGGCAGCGCCGTTGTTGTAGTTGGCATAATCTCACTCATAGCCAAATAGGATCGGATATGCCAAAGAATTTTACTATCAAAGAGCTACGCACAAATGGTGACAACGAGGTGCAACTTGTTCCGACTATAAAGCTACTTATTTTGTTAGTCGGCTTTATCGGCACCGTCACTATATTTGGAAATAGCTATATTAGCACAAGGGATAATGCGAAAAAGGTTCCTGCTCTTGAACAACGTATCTGCAATATGGAGATAGAGACTGCTGTCGACAGAGAGGGGAACTGGGTTATACTAACCGAGATCATGCGAAATCTCGACCCCCACGGCGCTGAGGGTCGCATTAAACAAGTTGAAGCAATGAAACGCGCCTTGTCTGAGGAACTACTAAAACAGAGGAGGATAGATGAACCCAGCAACTAAGCGGTGGGTTATCCGATTCCTGAAAGTCACTGGTTTTGCGCTCTTGTCTACAGTGGCTGGCGTTGCCGTGCAGGAACTCGGAAAGTTGGAGCTCACCGGTGTGTGGCAGTATATCTACACGCTGGTTTGGCCCGCTCTTGCCGGCGCACTTGCTGCGCTTGACAAATGGGCGAGAGACAAGGCATCTGCCCTAAAAGGGAACGAACCGGCGTTGTAGTAAAAGATGGGCAGGCTTACCCCTGCCCATAAGGTGCATGTTCAATTGTTGAACATGTCTGGGTTACCAACAAGGAGAAATATATGAAACGCGCTCTTTTTATACTCATCATGCTACTTGCCGTTGCTGCATCTGGGCAAGTGCGATTCGTCACGTCGGACAGTATTGCTGTCACGGCAACTCTTGCTGATACTACGTTCAGTACGGAGCGATACGAAACGGCCTATATTCTGTTTGTTGGCTGTAATGGTCTTATACGCTTTGCCACCAATACGCAAGATACAGTTGGCTGGGCGCTGCGTACTGGTTTGAAAAGGATGATCTATGTTCCAGAGAATACTGCATTTGCAGTAGAGGCGGATAGGGCTACTGGTATTGCTGGTCTATACCGCCTCAACTATGGTGCAGCTTCTGGAACTGGTATTATGTACATAGTCGGCACTAAGGCCGTTGCGGAGTGATTATGAAAAAGATAACTATCCTACTGTCGCTTCTTTTTGCTGCCGCTGCATCTGCTGGTGACTTTGGCTGGCTTGGTGGGGGCGGTGGCGTTGCGCGTATTGATACTGGTAGTATCAGTACTGCTCATGTTATGGCCGACACCGTATCTCCATTCAACGAAAGTACAGTGTATATAAGGAATGCAACCTTTGACACTGTTACTATACGCAGGATTGTGCATAATCAAGAAATTGCTTTGTTCGATTCCGTTCTCGAAGTGGGTCGGGATGGGGACACGCTTCGCGCTGACCTCTCTATCCACGGCAATGTCCTTGAATATGAGGATGAGAATGTCACAAAGTTTGCGGTTGATTCTGCCGGCAGAGTCGGGATAGGAACAGGAACCCCGATTCACTCGCTTTCCATCGTCAACTCAGGTGGCCTGTCCAACGCCCTCCACATCGTCAACTCCACGATCAACAAGAACCGCACGACACAGGCGCAGTCCACGGACTCCGCAAGCATCTGGCTGGGGACGCTTTCGACAGGACAGCCGATGTTGAGGATGAGAACGGCTGGTGGGGATAGTTTGAGTATGTGGCATGACGGGGCTCACGGATATATAAAATCACAAAAAGGGTATCTCCAGTTAGACGCTGTGAGTGGTTTGGGATTGAGAGTAAACGGGGTTGTTAGGCTATACGTTTGGTCAAACGTGCTATCACCAACCACTACCGATATTTTCACGATTGGCGAAAGTGCGAAATTATTCAATGCAGGATATTTTTCTGACAACATCTACCTCGGTGGCAAAGGCCAGACCGCAACCCTGACAGTCGGCACACAGAACACCATGACAGAACAGACGGATTCGTGTACGGTGATAACCCCGATAAATGGAAGCGGTTCAGTTAAACTCGCAAGTGCGGCAGGGGCAATAGTTACCGATATGGGAGTTCAGCCCGCAACCTACTCCGCAACGATTGGAGATATGTGGCTTTCACGAAACGGCGGCACGACCCCACGGGACACGCTGTGGATTAAGGTCACGGCTGATTCATCGGCCTATGTCGTATTCGGGGCAAGGGAGTTGAAACATTGAACCGCCTACTCCTACTCGCCTTTCTCGCGCTCCCGTGTCTCGCGGGAGTGAAGATTGTCTCCGATACAACCGATGTCGAGATAGACAAGCAGACCTATGAACAGGCCGTGCTGACCTACACATTCAATCAGAAGGAGATCGTCCTGTACGGCTTCTCTATCAACTCCATTGAGAAGCTGAAGGTCAAAGCAGATACGCTGACTGTTGACCATAAAGACAAGGGCGAGAAGAAGGCGAAAAAATGGAACAAGAAAATACCGGTTGTTAAAGAGTTGAAGAAGGATAGACCGTAGTGGAATCTCGTGGTGTGCATCACTTCTATCTTGGTGTGTTGTTTCTACTTGTGGCATTTGTCCTACTTGTATTCGTAGGACATAAGACAGAAGGTGATCTATTTTTCATGATAGGTCTTGTTATTGTAATTGACGACTACTATCAACATAGACGACAGTTAGTAGAACCATCCTATAGATCACCATTAAACAGGTTATTTGTAGCCACGCTGTGGCGTATAGGATTTGTTCGTCGGCTTACTGGTATTGTAGATAGAATATTTGGAGCATAAATGCTGCGCGTAGTCGTACCAAGATCTGCTGAAGAGGTTACTGATCTCAATATGAGGATCAGAGTTCCTTGGCAGACTGGTATGCTTGCTGATTTTGCAGATATTCGATTCTTTGCATCTGATGGAGTTACGCCTCTTGCGCAATATAGACAGGCATATACGGCAAGCACGGCCGCACTGTGGTGGGTTAAGATACCACTGAAACAAAAGGCGAAGTATTATGTCTATATAGACTTTGGTACTGAGACAGAACTTCTCTCTAATGGAAGTGATGTTTTTCTATTCTACGATAGTGGTAGCGATGCTGGTGTTGATAAGTGGACGACTGATGTTGAAGCATACCTTCTTACACATACGCCGGGTAGTTCATCTGGATGTGAATATGAGGGCGTTACTTGTTTTTATTATAAGGATTTCCCGTCTGGTAGTAGCGCCCCAAAAACTGATCCTGCTGATATTGACTATTATGTAAATAACGAGCCTGCTGGCCCTGGTAATATGCCAGTCTGTGTTAGTAAGGCAGATGGTCGTATTATTATAGATGCAGGTAACGTTACAGTTGGTAGAACAAACCTCGTTCTTTGCGCATGTAGCGTATCACTGCCAGAACCGCATATTGAATATAGAATAAGTCCGGCCTATAGAACACATCAGGTATCAGCACGTGTGACTGCTGATTATGTTACAACAGATGATGATAATATTGGCATCTGTATTGTAGGTGCGGATGCGTATCTTGGAAATGATATGTCGCTATATTCTAACTATGGTGTTGACTACTGGGCCGATTTTGACAAGCCTAAATGGCCAGCAAGCTATAAAGGAATATGTGGAGAAGATTATGTTGGAACACTCTGCAGCCCGTCATCTGGCCCATTTGATATTATAAGACCAGGTGGAGAGCCACAAGGCGGGACGAAGATTCCTGGATATTCTAACTATATAGAGTGCGTTGAGGGTGACGATTCTGTTAGTTCTGCTGCTCGATCTTGTTTACTTGGTAGATGTAATAAACAAACCGCGCACCCAGCTTTTGGCACCTATGACTTTATGATGATAGAGCGGATGGTTGCTAAGTACCATGAATCGCCGCCGCCACCTGAACTTTTAGTGAGTCAATATAGTATACCAGCAATGTTGAAAGCAGTAGGTGTTGGACCAGATATAACTGCCTATAGACAAAACGAACTTACTCCATATGGAGTTGGTGGCCCAACATCAGGAAATTGGTCTCTTCGTATAGCTGCGGATATTAGTGAAGGCGCGGCATCTTCAAAGAGTTTTCAGGAAATATTCATCTATAGAACAATGATCCCAGCTGTTGGATATTTCTCTGATGATGAAGCACCAGAAGGCGGTATTCCTGGTGATCCTACTATAGAAGAAATATCACAGCCATCTATAACAGGCGCATATCCCGTTAGTGGGAGGAGCAAAATGCTTACTGCTGCACTTCTCGATTTTACTATGGAGCAGGGTGTAGTATTTGATAGGACTATTGTATACTATGATGAGAACGACAATCCTGTTAATCTCACTACATACTCTGCCAGAATGTCTGTTCGTATAAATCCAGGAGATGCAACTGCGCAGCTTGTATTCTCCTCTGCAGAAGGCGGGGCGGCCGATGGCAGTATAGTTCTTGGTGGGGCGGCCGGTACTATTCGTATTCTTGCAACCTCGACAGTAACCGCCGCGCTTGACTTTGATCGGGCTTTCTATGATCTCGAGCTGTCTCCGAGTGGGGCCGCCGACTTTACTACAGCCGATGACGTTATTCGCCTCTCTGAAGGGCTTATATTCTTTAGAAGGCAGATTACGGTAGAAGCATGATTAGCCGTGAGGTATTGACTGAAGATCGTCGTCGTGTTTCTATTGATGACAACGGCTACTTTATCATCACCGAGGCACCAGAGGAGACAACCGGACTTACGCTGACTATAATAGAACCATGTGAAGGTGGTGGAGAGGTTGAACAGGTTGAACTTGCGGATGGTGCTACTTCTATTGATCCGTCTCTTGGGGAAGATTTCATAACTGCAAATACAGAAGCTACGGTTATAACTACACTCGGGGCTGCTACACGCGCTATTGTGCAACATATACGAGTTGAAGTTGACGATAACTATACTTCTGTTGATGAATCAGATAATATTGTTTTCTACACAGGTATTGCGCCATATGCAGCAAGTCCTGGAGATATACTCAACTTTGTCTGGTCTGACGCCTGGGCGGAGTGGGCATTCTATCAAGTGTAGGAGTTTATAATGGCAAACTATGTTAGGGCTACTATTAAACTGAACCCTCGTGAGGACATGACTGACGAGGCCGGTGGCAGTCATGTTATCCTTGCCTCCGAGATTGCAAAGATGATGTCGGTGGTATTTGATACACCAGTTGGTGCGTATGATTCGGCCGCTGCAGTACAGGGTGCTGCAGATGGTGCACCGAACTATCTCGCTGCTGATGAAACTACGCCACTTGCTATATCCACAGAAGCCACTGCACTGTTCATAATGCTCAGGCATACAGGCTACGAGTACGACGATGCCACGACGCTTGGGGCTACGGCTGCTACTGATTATCTAAAGATAACAATGGGCGCATCTGACGAGGTGGTTGCTATTATCCCTCCTGGTGGTGTGTGGTTCACTTCGTCTGTTGCTGGCATAGACTGCGCCAATGTCAAGATAAGTAGAGTTGACGAAACCGGTGCAGCTGCCGACGACGCCTTCGACTTCGCCGTTGAGTTCTGGGCATTTGACTAAGTTACATGTTTAATAATTGAACACGTCTATGACCGATACCGAGAAGACATATCCAGTAAATGAGAGTGTTGAAATAGCTCAGATAATGTCTGAATGCTATGATAGCACGAAACTGTTCTGTACTCGGATGTTGCCTGGGAACTTCTTCAAGCCATTTACAAGTATACACGAACCAATATTCCAGAAGCTCGACGAGCGAAAGCCGAGGAAGAAACTTGCTATTGCCGGAACTCGAGGTATTGGTAAGACAACTATTGCTCGAGCACGAGCTGCAAAAGCGATCCTGTTTGCTGAAGCAAAGTTCATTGTCTATATCGGCAAGACAGCAACACACGCCGAGATGCAGACGGAGAATCTCAAGAAAGACCTGCTCGCAAGCAGGAACATTCGGGACGTCTACGGGAGCATACGGGCGCGCTCGGTGGCTGGCGGGGTGGACGAAAGCTGGTCGAAAAAGACCTGGGTCGCAGCCGTAGGGGATGGGGCGGACAAACACTACACGCTCGTACTGCCGAGAGGTAGCGGGCAGCAGGTACGAGGGCTCTTGTGGGTATCTCCAAACGGGGAGAACCTACGTCCGGATTTGATTATCTGTGACGACATGGAAGACCCGCTTACTATAGATAACGAGAATATACGATCTGCCACCAAAGAGTGGTTTTTCTCTGACGTTATGTTTATGTTCTCGCAGTTTGACTCGAATTGGGAAATCTTCTATATTGATACAGTTAAGCACGAAGATTGTTTCCTTCGCTTCCTCATGGAGTCCTCTGATTGGGATAGCTTGACATGTGCCATCTGTGATGAGAACTATAAAAGTCTTGCACCAGATTTCAAGTCTGATGAAGATATAATGCAGATGGTGCAGGAACATAGAGAAAAGCATATAATGGACGTCTTTGCTCGTGAAGTCCAATGTATGCCAATCAGCAAGGAAGATGCTGTTTTCAACTCGAAACTATTTGTGTACTATGATGAAACAGACGAGGAGTTTAGAAAGCGTACCTCTTATTTGATAAACGTAGTACTTGTTGATCCAGCGAAGAAAGCAAAATCAACCAGCGCGAAGACCGGCTTCGTAGTTTGGGGGGTTGATGTTGAAACAAATATTCTGTATCTGCGCTTCGCTTATAGCGATCATCTTACTCCTGAGGCACAGGTTGACACTGCCCTCGAGCTTGCAACTCGGTATCATGCTCGGGTTATTGGTGTTGAGTCTACTGGTTCTGGTGAGTACGTTACTCACCCTTTTATGAACGAGTCTATACGCAGTGGCCTCGGTATAGAAATCATAGAGTTGCAGGCACGTCGTGGTCAGGATGAATTTGCTGGCCCTGGTGGTGGAAAGAAGATGCGAGTTGCGTCCCTACAGCATTTCTATCGTCGTGGCCTTGTTCGGCACAACAAGTCAGGTTGTGGTGCATATGAGACACAGTTGCTCGGATTTCCAAAGTCTAAAGAGTGGGACATCATGGACTGTGCAGGGTATATAACAGAGATGCTTGATAAGGGCGGCATCTTCTTCTCGATAGTTGGACAGAAGGATGATGACCCAGTGACAGTTGAAAATGAATATGCAGGGCTTGAAGCTGATGAATATGCTGGTATGAACGTAGATAGTTTCTATGGAAGTGCGCCATGAGCATAAAAACATATATAGTCAATTTGAAGGAGGCAATCTTCGATGCGACCAAGACGATACTTGGTCGTGATCAAGTTACCTATACATCAGTTGGAACTATAGCATTCGTAGCAGGTGGCGGTATTGGTGGGGCTAATGATGCTATTACTGATTCTGAGGATGGTCTACTCGATGCTGGTTTCAAAACAGGTGATGTTATAGAAATAACTGGTTCTGCAAATAATAATGATATACTATTTACGATAGTGTCAGTTGCTGCTGGTTCTCTTAGTATAGTGTCACGTGGCGAGATGACTGATGAAACTGGTGGAGTTGGTGCTGTTACTATTGTGACCCCACTTGCGTCTACTATATATGGTACGAATATAGTTGATCATGGACAGTTATCTGGACTGACCGATGACGATCATACGCAGTATATTAAACACGCATTGGCTACTGCTGCAAATGATTTTCTTGTTGCTTCTGGTTCCGGTACCTTTGTTAAAAAGACACTTGCTGAGGTTCTTGCAATACTTGGCATCAGTTCAGTAAGTGTAACAATACCAATAGCACCAGTTGCGCCAGCGACTATTGCTGGTAGCGCAACTTTCGTCAATGGAATACTAACTGCCTATACCGCACCGAGTTAAAGAGAGGCACAGATGAGTCTTATACTTGATCCAAATAGCGTATCAACTGGTGCAATAGTCGATGGTGTTAATGCTGTTACTGGTACTGGTTTCAACTATACCTATCCAGACGATGGTGCTGGTAAAGAGATGGATCTGCGTCCAGGCAGCGATATGCACAATAAACTGCTTACTCTCGTTATGCAGAAAACACAGGGAAGCCAGACAGTTCTCGAACGTCGTTTCTCTGGTTGGAAGGATATTGATAGAACATTGACTGCCTATATGGAAAGTGATAAGGGCGAGCTTGACGTAGTTAACCAAGATAATCGCAAGCCGACTACTATGGTTGTTCCTGTTAGCTACGCTACTATGGAAACCCTGTTGACGTATATGGTGGCCGCTTTTGGTGAAGATCCAACTTTCCGCTATGAGGGTGCTGGACCAGAGGATACACTTGGTGGTATCCTACTTGAACTGACCATTGCACAGCAGTGTCGTAGGTCTAAGGTTCTTCTCGATCTGCACACTATGTGGCGCGATAGTTTTGCATACGGCTTTGGTGTAGGTGCTGTTGACTATATAAATATACATGCCTATAAAACAGTCAAGACGGAAATCAATGAGTTCGACAACTTGACAGGCAAGGATGTACCAACCGGAAACTTTGCCTCAAGTAGACAGCGTGTTACAATGTATAGTGGAAACACGCTACATGCTATTGATCCATATATGTGCCTTCCAGATCCAGATGTTCCTATACATCGTGTGCAGGACGGGGAATTTTTTGGATATGTTGATTCTACTAATCTCATGTCCCTACTCGATGTCGAGCGTAGTTCTGATGGCGCATATTTCAATGTGAAATATCTCAAAGAAGGGAATGGTAAGAGCAAGTACAATCGTCGTTCCTCTACTGGTCGTGAGCAGAGACAGGGTACTGGCGACGACGCGCCTACAATAACAAAGCCTGTTGATATTATCAACATGTATATAAAGCTTATTCCAAAGGACTACGGTCTTGGCCCAAGTGAGTATCCGGAGAAGTGGCTAATCTCTGTAGCCGGCGATAAGTTCATCGTGCGAGCGCAGCCACTTGGCCTTGACCATGATCAGTTTCCAATTTCTGTAGTTGCTCCCGACTACGACGGCCACTCTATCACACCGATCAGCAGGCTCGAGACGGTATATGAACTGCAGAAAACAATGGATTGGCTTTTCAAAAGTCACATTGCCAACGTCCGTAAGGCAATCAACGATATGCTTGTGGTTGATCCACAGCTTGTTAACATATTCGACCTCGAGAGACCGAAACCAGGAAAGTTAATCAGACTGCGGCGCCAGGCATGGGGTCGAGGTGTCAAAGATGCGGTGATGCAGCTTGGCGTCGCAGATGTAACTCGTGGGCATATTGCAGATACTGGCTATATAACACAGATCATCCGCGAGACCACAGGTGCGCAGGATGCTGTGTCTGGTATCCGCAGACATACAAGTGAACGAGTCAGTGCTGCAGAGGCACAACAGACAGCTCGTGGTGCGCTGTCGCGCCTTGAAAAGTCTGCTCGTATTGCTGGTATGCAAGCCCATCAAGATATAGCCTATCAAATGGCCTTCAATACGCAACAGCTTATGAGTGATGAAACCTTTGCAAAGATAATCGGTGAATGGGGTTCTGTACTTGCAAAGGATTTTGGGAAGGACGTTAGCACCGGTCGTATACCTGTTTCGCCAAAGGATATAGATATACGATTCGATGTAGTTCCTCATGATGGAAGTATACCGCATAGTGGTGATCCTAATATGTGGATTCAACTGTTCCAAGTTATTGCAGGTAACCCATTGCTGGCACAGCAGATAGATCTCGTCCGCGTGTTCAAGTATGGCGCACGTATGGCCGGAGCGAAGAATCTTGACGACTTCATTATGAAGGGCAATGTGCAGGTTATGCCGGATGAACAGGTGGCGCAGCAAGTACAGCAGGGTAATCTGACTCCTATGCCACCAATGTAGACATGTTTAATTATTAAACATGCAACTTTGAGGATAACATGGCAGATAAAGAAAAATTGAATGAGATGGAGATGGACCCAGACTTGAAAGAGTTTGGAGTATCTCTCCATGACGTACATGATCTACTGAATAACAATGCTTGGAAGGCGATGCAGGCAATTATGCGACGTCGCCTTGAAGAATTGAAGAGTGAGCTTATTCTCTGCGTCAAGGAGAATAAGTGGGATACAGATGAGAACGGTCGCGTAGTCCTTGTCCGTAGCGGAATGGAGCGTTTGCAAGGGCAGTGTGTAGAGGATATACTAATATTGGCATTACCGCAAGACTTCATTAATACATTAACAGGAGAAGAAAATGAGTCTGACACCCGATCCAACTAATGCCGGTGATCAGCCAGCGCAGCCGGCGCAGGAAACGACTCCTGCCATTGAAGGGGTTATTGCTCCTCCAACTGCTGACGAAACGAGAGATCTCATAACTGATCTACTTGGGCTCTCTGATACAAAGGCGAAGGATGTTACACCGAGTAGTGATGCTACTCCGCCTACTGGCGAACCAGTGAAAGAGGAACCAACACCAGATAAGAAAGATATTGTGAAGGAGGAAGTTCCTCCTATCACCGAAGGCGGATCAACTGAAGATAGTGCAGTTACCGAGTTGCGCAATCAGTTGAATGAACAGGCAAAGAAGGATCTCGAGAAAGTCGACACGCCGGAAGTGAAGGAGGAAAAGAAGGAAGAACCTCCTACTCCAGAACCAGAGAAGAAAGACGAGCCAGTTCCTGACAATATACAGAATATGCTCGCCATAACACCAGATGAATATGACAAGGTTATGGACGGTGAGAAAGGCTTCAACGAAGTCTTTACCAAGAAGGTAGCTACCTACGTAGGGGCTGTGGAGAAAAGACTTATTGAGAAGAACGAAGCCAGAATCACCAGTTTAATAAAGACAATCCCCACTACTATAGGGGACAACGTTCGTGTGCTGGTTGACCTCAGATTGGCTACGCAACGTTTCTACGACCGCAACCAAGATCTGGAGCAGTTTCGTCCCATCGTCTCTATGGTTGGCAATGAGATGATGGCGAAGAATCCAGACAAACCGTTGCATGAGGTGTTTGGGTTGATCGAGGAAGAAGTACGTAAACGTCTCAAGCTTCCGAAACCCGCTCAGCAGGGAGTGCAGCCAGTTCGTCCGGCATTTGCTCGTCCTGTTGGTGGTAGGAAACCGGAACCAGAGGCACTTACCGGTCAGCAAAAGGAAATTGCTGACACACTGTTTTAGGAGGAACCTATGTCTCTACCCACGATGTCTGCTTCTCGCAGAGGAGAGATGGAAGTACTGACTGAGACCGCAAAGATTCTCTTCTACGCCCCAGTCGGATCTGCGGAAGTGAAGAAGTTGACAATCCGTGATCAGATTGTTCGAGTTGATGACTCGGCATATACCTGCACGATTGTCCTTCCCAATGTTTCCGAGGCTGCTGGTCTTACGTTTGAGATCAGTGTTGTTACCGGAAGCAATAATTGTACCGTCACTGATTCGCCAAATGGTTATGCTGACAACATTGACTCTCCGCTCGATCTGGTACTGACCGCTGCTGAGGATAAGGTTGTTCTCATTTCCAATGGCAGATCTTGGCGGCTTCTTGTGGACGATACAACCTAATGGCTACCGCAGTCAAGTGTAATAGCCCCAGGCCGACGATACGAAGCACTTCGGCGAGCAAAGCTGATTCGGAGCAGGATCTGCTGACAGATAACGATAAGATCTATCGGTATACATCTACTGATGGTTCTACCGTGAAGCTGACGATCACACAGCAGAATGTTTATATCACGAATGGCTATGCTTTTACGTTGTTGCTTCCTTCTGTGTCTGAGGCGAGGAATCTGTCCTATACAATTACTGTCTCCGATACAGGCGCTGCCGTTACACTCACTGATAGGAATGGAGATAGTACGAGTTGGGGCGGAGACTATACACTTGACACTGCTGGTGATAATATCACCTTGCAGTCGAATGGTAGTTCTTGGACTGTCGTAACTAATAACATTGCAGCATAGATTGGAGGCTGTATGAGTTGGAGAGGTGCAATGCTTCGTGCTGGGATTGACTCTGATGGAGTCGACGTTACTATACCAGAGGGAAAGATTCATGCTCGTAATCTTCCTTCTCGGTATGGCAATGTCTGGCACGTTAATTCTGCTAAGACAAACAGTGGCAACGGCAAGACGTGGAATAAGGCCTTTAAAACAATTACAGAAGGCTATGCAGCTGCAAGTGCTGGTGATACTATTTTGATCACTGGCAGCTTTACTGCGGAAGCTGCAATCAACTGTGCAAAGGCTGGTGTACGTTTTGTCGGTGCTGGATCGACAAGTAATATGGCACTGTGGACATCTGCTGCTGATGCTAAGAGCCTTACTATCAGCGCTGCAGACGTTCTGGTAGAGAACATCCGTTTTAGGCCACCCGCCTATTCTGCAGGTGTTCCGGCTGCTATATACCTTACCACCGGAGCCAATCAGTTTACCCTCAGAGGATGCCGGTTTCAGGGGAAGGCTGCTTCTTGGTATGCAGTTCTTACCGATGGTAGCGGAGCCAATGTTCGTATAGAAGGAAATGAATTTTTCTATATGAATACTGCTACTTATGGAACTGCTATCATGGGTACTGGTTATGCGGCTTCGGAGCCTTCTGGATGGATGGTTGTCAATAATCTGTTTCATTCCAACATCAACCACATCGTGTGCAGAATGAGGCAGAGTTTTATTATTGGCAACTACTTCGGGGCTGGCGGTCTTGCAGCCGATGCTTCAAACAGCGCCACACTTACAGTGCTTGGTGTGGATATTCATGGAGCGGTTGCTGGTAACAACGTAGTTACTCAGAACTTCATGGGTAGCCTGTATCATCAGGCCTGTTACTATGGTGGAACCGACGACTCGTGGGCCGGTAACTTCTGTACCGATAGAAGTCATGCTACTCAGGTAGATGCTACTACCGGTATCAGTATACTCGCGCCTGCGGCATAGGAGGAAACGTGAGCAAAATCCTTGACATGTCTAATGCCAAGATTGTCGGGATGGGTGGTGAAGCAAGGGCGAAGGAATGCTTGGCAGGAATACAGCACCTTTGTAATCAGTATGGCTGTGAGATAGTTCCTGTAATTACGTTGTTTGGCGGTAAGGGAGTTCAAGCAGCTATACAGGTAGTTCCCTTGCCTGGAAGCAATGATCTTAAACCTGGAGGAGTATAATGGCTACTGCATTTCTCGGTATGCGTGGAACGGGTGACTGGCCTACTAACTACGTGCCGGAGTCGTGGAGAGAGGCGATTCTCTATGAGTACCCAAATGGTTCTGCGCCAATCACTGGTATCATGTCGCAGTTCAAGTCTGAAGAAATTGACAGTACACACCATCATTGGTGGACTCTTACGTTGCCTGAGCAGAGTGGCGCGGTGACCGGTATCTATATTGATGCTGGTCTTGGCACTGCCTATGTTCGTGCTACGCATCAGGCCACTGTTGGTATTGAAGGTGGTGTAGTGTACTGTAAGATGGCCGAGGCTCTCGCAAAGGAGTTTCGTGAAGGTCACAGCGTTGTGCTGAAAGACGCTGATGTGTACGATGTTGATGTTGTTGGCAAGGTTGTGGCGGTTGTCTACAACGGAGCGTCGAGCTACGTTGCTGTTAAACTGCTCGAAGCTGACGACAACAGCACGTCCTATACCAGTTACAACCTTTCCACTGTTGATACTATCGCTATCATGGGTAGTCAGCAGTCGCAGGGTAGTTTCATGCCTCGTGCCGTTATGTACGATGCGACCGAGTTTGAAAACTACACTGGTATCGAGCGCACTCCGCTGGAACTCACTGGAACGGCGCTGGCCACTCGTCTTCGTACCGGCGATGCCTATAAGGAAGCTCGTAGGCAGTGCATGGAAATGCACTCGATCGGTATGGAGAAGAAAGCTATCTGGGGCCTGCGTTGGTCTGGAACCGGAGCCAACGGAAAACCAGAGTCTACTCCTGGTGGTCTGCTGTGGTTCACGAGAACCTATGCCTCGTCCAATGTCAACTCGTTTAGGTTGAACACGACCTATAGCGGGCAGACATGGCTGCAGGGTGGAGAAGATTGGCTTGACTATTACCTGTCGGTCTTCTTCCGTTACGCTCCGCCTGACCGTGCTATTGCATTCTGTGGTGATGGTGCGCTGTTGGGTATCCAGCGGCTTGCAAAGAACAGTGGTCAGTTTACTCTCACTGACAAGACGACCTCTTACGGAATCGCTGTTACGGAATGGCGTTCTGTGTTTGGCCGCCTGCCGATGAAGACGCATCCGCTGTTCTCGCATATGGCCAGCACTCGTAACTCGATGCTCATCTACTGCCCGCAGAACGTTCGGCATATGCCGCTTCGCGGTAGAGACACGCAGTTCCAGAAGGATCAGGCTGCGAAGGGCTTCGATGGAATCGTTGAAGGGTTCCTGTCGGAGTATACCTACGAGTTCCGCTTCCCGAATCAGTTCATGTATCTCGAGGGAGTTGGTCTGGACAACGCTGTGTAGTCTATAAGATACGGGGGACAGTACGTTCCCCGTATAAGGCGCGTGTTTAATAATTAAACATGTCTGGAGACAATATGAGTCTTATCGCGGTACGTGAAAGGTTTGCAAGGGAGAGCGGTCATCATGAACTTGTTGATGACTTTGCAGCTGGTACATATACTGATAATGGGGCTGACTTCTTTATCAATGCTGGACAGAGGATGCTCGATAGAAAGGCATCTTTTTTGAAGTCATACTCTTGGTATAAAAAGGACGCGACTGTCGGAACATATAAACTTGCGTTCCAATATTGTACAGCTGTGAAAGAAGTCTGGATGATGGCTACTGGAGAGGCTCGTTTCGAACTTACAATTAAGGACTTGAATTGGATCAGAGCAAACTATGGAGAGTCATATTCTACACAGGCACAGGGAACTCCTGCGTACTATGCTCCTATATCTATCGGCCTGTCACCTGAGCAGGAAGCATTAACGGCAGTTGGTGGTGCAAGTCCATATACTGCTCAGTTCACCAACGATGCAGAGGAGATTACCTTTGGTAATCACTTTGCATATAATGGTATACTGTGGATGCCGCCGACAGATAAGACGTATACTGTATCTATCCTCGGTCGGTTCAATTCTAAGACACTTGCAACAGATACTGATGTTACATGGTGGACTGAATCGCATCCTGATCTGCTTGTGTTGGCTGCTATGTGGGCTCTCGAGGGATTCTATCGTAATACAGAGGGACAGCGTGACTATATGACTATGATCAGTGACGCCATTGGCGATCTCGATAGAGATGTTGTTGAGTACGAAGTGCAGCATATAAACGAGATGGAGGGATAGATGGCAAAGGTTAGGGATCAGTTCCGCAGAAAACTGCTGGAACATCGTCTTGCCAAGCAAGCATCTGCGGAGAATAGAGAGATTGCTACTCGCATCGGCGTAGGTGTTATTGAGATAAAAAGATACCTGTTGTCGCATAAGGTTGACAAGACACCAATGAGTTATGATGCACTCTATAGCTTGTTTGGCGATCTTGATAGTGGTAAGATGGAAAAGGTTGTTAATATATCTACCAGGAATGTCTGGCAGATAACTCCAAAAACTAACACTGAGGAGTGAGCAATGGATGCTAACAAGATGAAACAGTTTGTTGGCCCAGGTGGGGAAGTTGTTCGCGCTATAGAATGGAAGCCACAAGGCAACGGTTGCCTTGATGCAGATGGTAACCCCATCCTACTTGATTGCATTCGCTTTACTATACTTGGTCCAGTTCTCGATGCCTGTCCAAGCCACGGGGTTGTGCAGGAAGGTGAGTGGATTGTGTTTAGGGAGAATAATGAAAGGGAAGTCCTTATAGACAAGGACTTCTATGCCACCTATAAACCATATACTCCTCCCGCCAAGAAGGAAGAATAAACGTGAGAGAGTTTTCTGTTTCTATAGGCAGTCATATCGAGAGTGGCCTTCGCCCTGACGATAGGCTTCCAGTTAACTCTGGCTTTATGACAACTATGCAGAATATCAGGCTGATGCGGATAGCAGGTCGCTACTCCGCATCAGTCTTTTCTCCTCCACCAAGTCCCTTTTCTTCTGGTTATCTTGCTGGCCTATCTCCTGCAGTTACAGTATCGCATCCGTTTCCACAGATATTCAAGGGTAGCGGTGGTACGTTAATGGCCTCGCCAAATGCCATATACTCTGTATCTGAAAGTACAAGTTGGACTGTATCTAAGTATACACTCGTAGACGCCTATGATGTTGGTACGGAGCAGTCGCTGCTTGGTGGTTATAGCTGGCACTTTGCAGACTTTGGTTCTACTTGGATGCTTGTCAATGGTAATGCAGTTGTATTTAAAACAGCAGCAGATACGATGTTTGGTGCAGCTGCTAATATACGTGCGACAAGTTCTATAATGCCACAGACCTGTTGCGCATTTAGAGGTAGGATGGTCATGGGTGGCTTTGTTGGTTCTACAGGTATGTGGAATGAACGCTGGGAGACTGTCCTGCGTAGTATATTCGATCTTGGTCTTGGTATTAAATTTCCCTCGGCTCCTGGTACTAACTATGTCTGGTGGTCACAGATAGGTGATGGTGGCCTGTTCCTTATATATCCAGATATGTATATAAATGGACTTATCGGTATAGATACTGATAAGCCATACGGCGAAGACAATCAGATGTTCTGGGACATGGTGCAGCGGAACGAGATGGGGTTCATGCCCATGCGCTGGCAGGGAACAGTCTACAAAACGCTTCCGCTTGGAAACGGGATTATGGTGTATGGAAGCAACGGCGTTTCTTATATGCCAAAGCGAGAGAACACGTTCGGCTTAGTGGACATACTGCCATATGGCGTAGCTGGGCGGAGCGCTGCAGGTGGGACGGATAAGGAGCACGTCTTCGTTGACTCATCTGGAACGCTGTGGAAGATAGATGAAAATATGGCTAACAATGGTGTAGCCAAGAAACTCGGTTTTACTGAGTTCTTTGATGACATGCTTGGAACTGATATTACTATTAGCCACGATCCACTCGATGACGAGTATCATATTGCTAACAGCAGTTTGTGTTATATACTATCTGGTGATAGGCTGACAGGTTCGACATTTCTCACTACGTCTACTGCAGTATCACTTGGTGTACTTGTTGGTCTCTATAGTCGGCCAACATCTGATACAAAGGACTATGCAATATTAACTACTGACATTATAGATCTTGGTATTCGTGGAACCAAGTGTCTTGAACGAGTAGTTATTAGCTCGATAAATACTGCTATGGTATCGGTAGCAGTGTATTGGAGAAATAAGTCTGATGCAGCTTGGACTCTTACGCCATATAGAGTAACTAATAATGAGGGTGTTGCCTATTTCCCGATAAGCGCACTTGAGTTCAAGATTGTTGTTCGTTGCACTGACTATACTAAGGTTGACTTTGACGATGTTGACCTGCAGTTTAAAGTAACAGATAAACGAATCGTGCGAGGCACGTATGCCCTCAAGTATAAAGGAGGTCACAATGCTGGTGAGGATGTCCAGTAAGGAAGTGGCTGAACAGTGGGATGCTTTTAAAGTTGCTATACAATCGTTGATGCCTGCTGACGAAAGTAATAAGGAGGAGCAACTCAACAATCTTCTTGTTCAGATAACTAATAATAAGATGCAGTGCTGGACTGTTACTATAGATGGTAAAATAAAAGCCGCACTTACCACCATTATAGTATACGATCCAACCGGTCAAAGGAATCTGCTTGTATACTCTCTGTTTGGTTATGCTCCTGTTTCTATGGATCAGTGGCTTGAAGCATTCTATGAACTTGAACGGTGGGGAAAAAGTAGGGGATGTTCTGCTATAACTGCATACACAGATAATCCTCGTGTTACGAATATACTCAAACGTGTTGGTGCAAAGATGCAAGTATACGCATCCTACAAAATACGTGAGGAGGCATAATGGGTGGTGGGACTGCTGGTTCGTCGTCGTTTCCTAATGATAACACTATTGATACGACTACAGGCGTGTACTCGTATTGGATAGTAGATGTTATCAAGGAAATGATAGATGTTTCTATTGGAGAGGTACTTGTAGAGGATGGCCCTATTGTTGGTGGTTCACCTTCTCCATTGAGTGCTGAAACTACGCCAAGCCCAGATGAATATATGGGCGATAGTGGTACTGGTTCACAGGCGAAAGTGACGCTGTTTGACACTGCCGCTAATGCAATTGCAGAGACGACTGACTATGCCTCGTATATAGCAGCCGCTCTTACAGGAGCTAATACACTCAACACAGCGCCGAGTAATATAGAAGATGATGTTGAGACTATCAGAGCTGCTGACCGCACCGATGTCACAAGTGCCATGACTGCCGCCCTTACAGCAGCCGGCACCGCTCTTACAGCTATGAAAGGTGCGGTTGATACTGTTGATGTTACTGATCTCACCGATGCGTATGAGGTTAATATACGCAAAAAGTATCTTGGTGCTATCAGTCGACTTGCCTCAGGCATGGCAGATATTAACGCGGTTAACTCATCTGCATTCATATTTGGCATGGCCGCGATAGAACGAGAGCTGCTTGCTGATGTTGCACAGTTTGCATCTTCCCTCGCCATTAAGGTGTTTGAGAATGACTCTGTTATGTACAATGCAGCGTTTACTACATATATGAACTCATTCAATAATGCCTTCAATAATCATCTCAATGGCTATGTCAATATAAAGCAGGGCAGAGATGGTGTTGCTGTTGCAAGTTTGAACAATATTAGTAGCTTGGCTAATATGAAGATAGATGCGCAACTTAAAGCTGTCACTCTTCAGCATCAAGTTAATAGGGATACACATGAGGCTGAGGTGCAGGAACATCAGCGTCAACTGCAGATAGATATGGAAGATGCTCTGTGGGACTGGAAGTTGTTTGCCTTTGGTGGTAACCTGCTGGCTGCGTCAGGTGGTGCAGTTGCACAGCCGCCACAACTTAGTACAGGAGAGAAAGTGTTCTCTGGTGTACTTGCAGCAGCTGCAGTTGCATCTATGTTTATTGCACCAAATCCTGCTTCTGCAACTATTGCGGCGCAGCAGACAGCAAAAGCCATTTCATAGGAGACAACAATGAGCCCGCTTTGGAAACCATTAGCAGCACCTTTTAATCCCTTCGAGTCCTTTGGTAGTCAGAATAGTGTTACCACTCCAAAGGAACTTGGCAACAAGTTATATCCTGGTGCGCCTGCTGGTTCGACACCATCCAACCTGTTGGATATAACAAGGGAGCTTACCAACAGTCTTGGTTCAAGCTCAACGCCAGCGAAGGGACTTAATATCAAGTTCGACCAGTTTACTGGCAGGCCAAGTAGTGTTGGTGTCAGCCTTGTACCTACAAATGGTAACGAGGCCTTTGCTATGCCAAAGATGGAGCCTCGTGGAACGCAAGTACCGTCTGGTCCAATAGGCCCTGCAGCGCAACCACCTGCGCCTATTGAAGCCCCGACCACGCAGGGTGCTGGTGCTGAGCAGGGAGAAGGCTTCTGGAATAGCTTCCGTGGTATAGTAGGCAGTCCAGGATTTGCCAGATTGCTCGCTACTTTATCTGGCTCTATCTCTGCACGTGATCCAAGTAGCTGGCAGAACGCCCTGTCGAAATCACTTGTAGATATGACATCTGGTAGGCAAGCGCAGATGCTTATGGGACAAATGTCTGGTGGGCCGCAGATGAGCAGGCTCGATCAGTTTGGTATGACACCGACCGAGTATAGTAATGTATTCAACGAGCTTCGTTTGAGACATGAGCAGGATCTTGCTGATAAAAAGCTCGGCCTCGAGGAGCGCAATGTTGTTACTGATGAGGGCAAACTTGCACTTGATCAAAAGCTTGCAGCAGAGGGAACCATACCAAAGTTGCAGGCTGACACGACCAAGACTACAAAGGAAGGTAATATACTTCCTGGTAGTTATGAGGAAGCGCACAAGGGCGAGATGGAACTTGCCAGTGCAATGCGTAACGTTCGCTATTGGAGCGACAAGAGTGATAGTGTTGAGGAGATGGGCGTTCCTGCAAACTGGTTTGGAAAGTTTACTAATGAAAGTATACAGAACTTTGTCGTCAACAAGGCGTCGACCGGTGCGCCTGACTTTAACATACTCAAACCAGTTGGGCCAGACGCCATCAAACTTTCTGACACCGACCGTGATGCTATGGTTGAAGGACTCAAGAACAAACTGCCAAAGAGCGGCTGGTGGATATTCAGTGGCGACAAAAAAATATCTGAACTCAAAGACATGCTTGACGATGGTAAGGTTCCTGCTGATCAAGTGCCGTATGTCAAGGCATATATTGTTCTCAAAAATAGGCAGGATGAAACGGCGAAGGATGATCCTGCACGACTGCAAGATGTCTATGACACACTCAATGCGGTCGGTATAAAACTGGGTGCTGGTGCAGAACCAGTTGCGCCAACCAGTGCCGGTAAGAAAAAGCTGTGGTAGTATAACCCAGACATGTTCAATTATTAAACACGAGACTACACATGCCATTAGAAAACCTTCAGAAAGCATATGATGCTCTGTCGCAAAAGTACGACGTTGGAACCTTTGACGACTTCAAGACAGGTATGCAGGACTCGTCGAAGCAACGGAAGGCATACGATGCCCTTTCTCAGGACTATGATATTGGTGACTTCGATACGTTTAGGTCTGATACTTCTATAGAGCCGCAGACCGCTACGCCTACAGCAACACCGCCCCCCATCCCAGAGCAGGCACAGAAGGTAGAGCAGAGCAACCCCGACGCCGATCTGCCACCCATCATTAGATCAGCTCGTGCAGGTATCCGCATGGCTGAGTCGGCAGCACTGAAGGGGTATGCTATGCTTGCAGACCTGCAGCCTGAATCAATGCCAGGATCTGCAGCTGTGAAAGAGCGTGGTGCGAGGGATAAAAAGGCGGCACTGTATATGGCAAAGCGGCTTGATGAGGGAGCTGCTCAGAGTAGCTACATGCAGGAACGTTGGGGGTCGAAAGGGGAGAATCTTTGGAGCGTAGTTAAAAGGGGTGACGCGAAGGAGACACTTGAGTACATAGCACATGGTGCTGTGACATCTGCTCCAAGTTCGCTTGTTGCTCTTATACCATATGTTGGCCTTCCTGCTGTTGGATTAATGGCAGCTGGTGAAGCGTATACTGGTGCTCGAGAAGAGGGCATTGTAGATAAAAATACAGCAGCTCTCAATGCGGCTTTCGAGGGAGCTGCCGAGCTTGTATTTGAGAAGCTTGGTACGAAAGGTATCTATGACGCGGCGAAGAAGAGTCTTGCAGAATCTGTTGGGAAACGTAGCGCGGTTAAAATAATAAAGGAGATAATATACGATGCCTTTTTAAAGGAACCTGCATCGGAAGCGGCTACAAGTATTGTGCAGGACTATTCAAGAGCTGGCACTGGTGTTGATCCAAATGCCTTGGAGGGTATGGTTGGAAGGGCGGGAGAAGCGGCTGTTCTTGCCGTACCTATGGGTGCTGGTGTGTCAGTTGCAGGTAGTGTACAGGGTGGCATACAACGTAAGGCGTTACGTAATATGCTGCACGATAATATACTTGTCGATACCGCGCTTCGATCTGGTATAGATCCTGAAAGTGTAGAAGCAAACCTGCGTGATCGTGCTAAGACTGAAAGTACAGCGCCGTTCTCTCGAGCAGAGCGAGATGTGCTTAATCCAGCAATGAAGGAGTTGAGAGAAACAATTCCTGCTTTTAGCCATCTCTCGATAAAAGAACAGCGAGCTGCTGCTCGTTCACTTCTGTCTGAGGCACTTGGTAGACCAAATGAAGATGATGCTGAGTTTGATCGTGTTACTGCTATAATGGACCATCTTGGTATTAAATATAGGCCGCTTACACCAAACGAAAGTTTAAAGGTAGTTAAGGAAGATGGCAAAAGAAGGTTGTTTATTATAGATACAAAGGGCAAACATTTTAGAGGTACAATATCATTCAATGCAGATGGTACTGTTAAGGTAATAGCTACCGCCCCACGAGCGGTTACTATAGCACACGAGCTTGGACACTATGTTGTTGTGAAAGCTGCTGATGGTATTGACTTAAACTCGCTTGATGCTGCTGAGTTGCATGCTGTGTATAACGAGTATATAGCTAAGTTTCAGGAAGTAATACCAAAACGTTCATGGACTGGGCGATTCAAGCGTGGGCAGCTTAGTGCCTATGACTTTGGAAGGATCAACCCGAGGGGTGAGGCTGTTGCCGACTTTATTTCTATGTATCTCATGAATCCTGAGAAGGCACAGAAGCTTGCGCCAAAACTATATGCAACGCTTGCTCCTCTTATAGAAAAGCACCTCGAGCTTAACAAGGTTACACCAGTATCTACAGTAGCAGAGGTGGAGAAGAATATAATACGAGATGTTGTTCCCACTTCCGCTACGCCGAATGAGGTGTTGGCTAAGTATGGTATGAAGGATGAGGGCAGGATGGAGGGGCATATACAATTTTCAGATCCGGTTACTGGAAATACTATGTATATACCAGAAGACGAATTCAGTGAGATGGCTGTTGTTGACGCGCTCATTGCGAACATTAATAAGGATTGGGCCTATAGAGGCATCACTCCAGAACAGTCGGTGCAACTGCAAAATAAGTATATTGATATATATCGCGGTACTGCTGAGAAACAGCAGAGGAAGTTTAACGAGGAATCTGAGGAGTATAGGAAGGCGCATCCTGAGGAAACTCCTGCTGCTGAGGAACCGGCTGCTGGTGTGCCTGCTGTTGGAGCGCAAACTGCAACGACTCCTGTTACTACTGCAGAGAGGAAGCCAGCTGTTGCACCAGAGAAAGTAGAGGATATAACTGGTGCAAATGCAGAAATGGCCGAAGGTCCGACTCCTCCATATAGAAGAATGTTTGGTCTTGCAAAGGCTCGTGGTGTATCTGTTAATAGTTTGCTCAGCGCCATCGAGGAAATAACTGGAGTCAAGGAACCAAAGTTTACCGGCAGTGGAGAGAACGTTGTTCCTGAGTCTGTTATCAAGGAAGTGAATGATAGACTCAACCACATCGGCAAGAATTGGACTGACGTAGAGAAGCGGCACTATATCATACACGGTGAAAGGCAGATGCCTGATCTTAGTGCGGCAGTCGCTGCTCGTATGCGTACTGAGAATCCGATTGGCAATGCGCTTAAAAGTCTTGCTGCTAACTTTACTCAGTCGATCACTACCACCCTCAAAAAGATGGGGCCTGTTGGTGAGGAGATTGCTCGTAGATACGAGAAGCAACAGCACTATCGTGACTCGAAATATGGCAGTACTATGTGGGCCATAGAGAATGCTACCAAGCACTTCTCTGATGCTGATTGGGAAGCTGTTATACGTGCAAGGAATAATGGTGCCGGCACTGTTGGATTGACTGCCAAGCAATTGAATGCCTACAATATAATAGTCAGCAACCTCAATCAGATAGATGCTATGGCCAAGAAGTTGCAGTTTAAAACAACTCGTCTCAGCGATGGTAAGAAGGCCCCATATGCTGGTATCTCTGAAACATACTGGCCGCATATGTTTGAGTTTGACATGCTCCGTAATGAGCAGAAGAGAAAACGTTTCATAGATAACATGGTTAAGGATGGGAAGATAACGAGGGACGAGGCGCTGCGTAGACTCGAGCAGATGATCGAACAGCGTACCAGGAACCTTGCACCGAATATAGAATATGCAAGAGAGTTCTATGTTCCTGGTTGGCTTGGTGACCCCAATTCAGAAGGGTTCAGTGGGAAGAAAGCATATGAGGGACTTGCAAGGTATTTCGCTTCTGTCTATACTCGTATATCTGAGGCAGCCTTCTATGATTACAATGGTAAGCATATAAACGGGCCAGATCATCAGTCTGTTATAGAGCTGATTCACTCTGAGGAAGACCCAATCAAGCGAGCCATGATGTCTAAGGCCATGAAAACTATTCGTGGCCTCAATCCAGCAGATGTTGAACGACCGTTCCTGGCCGCACTGCGTAACTTGCAGGTGGTTAAACTGCTCGGCCTCTCCGGTATACCGAATATGTTTCAGCTGTCTACTACTGCTACGTCGAAGGCATTTCAATTTGGTGCACTGCGTGGTATGAAGATTCTCTATCGTGGTTTGAAAGAGGCAGTTACCAACCCAGACTTTGCTCGTTATGAGGTTGGTGCATCTATGATGCAGAATATGAGAGAGATAACGGGGGCTGGTACTACTGGGGTTACAGGTAAGGCAGCTACGATAGCAATGCACTTGTATGGTATGTCTGCGCAGGAACGGGTTAACAATATAGTGGCTGCATCAGTAGGTAAGTCCTATATAAAAGAAGCTATGGATATAGCCAATGGTGCTTCTCCTACTCGCGTCTTTGGTGTGAAGGTTAGTAATAAATCAAGTACATGGCTTCGTAGGCAGGCTACTGCTGAGTTGATGAAGTTTGGTGTGTCTGCTGAGAGCATAAAGAGCGGCCATCTTACAGACAACGAAATATCCTTCGCTGCATGGAAGATGGCCAGGATGACTCAGTTCGGTGGTGGGCCTGGAGAGGTTCCGCTGTTCTGGTCAACTGAGTATGGGAAGACACTGTTTCAGTTTAGGCGGTTCACGTTCGGCATGTCGAAGCTGATGTATAACGAGGTGCTGAAACCAGCAATCAAGCACGGTAACTTCATGCCTATGATTGGTGTTGCAGTTCCTGGCCTCATTGCTGGTGAGGCAGTTAACCTGCTTCGAAATGTTATACTCGGTGGAGAGGACAGGCCGGATGATGTACTTGAGCGACTCTGGGAAGATATATCGGCCGTTGGTATACTTGGCGTATTTATAGATGCGTATAATGCAACAGCATTCGGGCGCATACCAGAGACGTTGATCGGCCCAACTATAGGTGGTGCTGCTGAGTTTATTGACTATGTCAGGAGGGGCGAGATTCGTGAGGCCCTTCGTCGGCAGATACCTGTGGTTCGTTCGGTCGGTCGGCTGAAACCGGATCGGAAGACAAAACATGAATAGTATTAGTTCGATATTGTGCAGAGCAATTTGTTGACATAACTCCATTTCCGATTATAAGTAACGGGCACCAGGTTCCACATCTGGTGTCCGTTTCTTTTGTATATGGACAGTACTGATTGATAACCTTTCCATCGCCAAACTTATCTGCTTTCAAGAATCCTATTCCTTTTTCATCTCTGTAGATATAGAATTTCATATCACGCTCCTGTGTATGTTATGAGTCCTGTTGCAAGGTCGTACTTGCACCACTTCTTCCCATCTGTTTCCATATGTGTAACTGTTGCAAGTATTGCTCTCATTGTATTATAATCTGCATTGTGCATATGTATACTCAACAGCTCGTCAAACTTTATTGCCTTCCTCATAGCGATTGTTCGCATAACATCTGCTGTTACATCAGCGACCTCGCTCTTACCAATGCCGAGGAATACCTGCCCCATATTCCTTTCTACTTTTGTTATCTCATGTACTGCCCTATCGAAGTCATAACCTGTCAGTGTTAGATTTCCATCTTTCCTACTCGCGTTGAGGATCATACTCAACTTGAGTACGTGCGTCCCCCTTCTTGTTATGTAACCTTCGAGGCGTGGGTCGTTAAACGGAGGTGTTTCATCCTGTGCAGAGTACCACACGTCCCACTTTTCTATGAACTCCTGTGTTGGTACAAACTCTCCATTTATCATATAGATACTCTCGAGGTCGTGCAATAGCTTTTGCTCGAGCTCGATTTCGTCCGGTGTTTTAAATGGCCGTGTCACGGTCTTTCCCTTGCGTTGTTCATATACAAATATGATACGGGAGGCGAGACCGCCACCAATGGCGTCCTGTGGTAACGTGGTTTGTAATAAACGGGGCGTTGTCGCACCAAATAAATTAACCCATACGTTTGTGATATTTTCCTGCCCCATGTTTTTAGTCTCGTAACTCCACGGATCTGGGCAGTCGTACCAGTTGCATAGGTCGGCCATCAACTGTATATTATTGTATCCGAGGAATACAGTTAACTCCTCGCTGAAAATTGTTAGACTCGATTGTACAATAGGCCTGCCGTCTGGTGCATAGAAGTCACCACGTCTATCAGTTCCTGATTTTTTCAACCTACGAATCAATTGCTCCCTTGTTACCGCCTCAGGAGATAGAGGCATACCTATCTCTCTTATCAATCCACCAGACTGTCTCATCGCTGTACCTTTGCGAGCACCACTCGGGCCAACGAGTACTATATACATATTAGGATACAACGTACCTTCCCACATGAGCATACACTTGCGTTGAAGGCATGTTGCTATGGCCGATATTGCTGACCACTTTTTGTATGACTTTGGTGGCTCCGAGTTCTCCGTGTACTGCATATAGGCGTCGATCCAGTCATCGAGGTATCTATCCTCTGCCACACTGCCCCCACTTTATTTATAGAGCCCCATTTTTATTAACTTTGTTGTTGCCTGTTCTATTGTCCATTCAATAGCAAATCTTCTTACAACATCTGTTATATTGTGCTCTTTACATGTATTAATATGAAGTCTAAGCGACGGAAATTTATCTATATTTTTAAGCATTATCTCTGCCATCTTATCTATATCATTCATATTTCACTCCTTAAGTACTCTTCAAGTTTCTCCATCGTCTTCATCTTCTTCATATCCTTCATATTGGTCGTGCTAACCGACACATCAGCAGGGATGACAAACGTCCTGCCCTTGTGCACCAGTGGAGTCTCGAGTGACTTGCAGATGTTGCGCACTATCTCCAAGTGGCGATCTGTACCACATGACTTTGGTATCTGGAAATAGATAGCGTCGTGTATCTGATTGAGCAGCTCTACCTCCGCAAACATGTCTTGGTTGTTATAGATATACAATAGACCACGTTCGTCTATGATGTCGGCCACCGTGCTTGATGGGATGAATGCGTATGCTTCCCTAAACAGTTCATCTCCCCACTCTGCCATAAACGTGCGCTTGCGCCCCATTAGGTTGACGAGTGTTCTATTCCTTTTCAGTTCCTCCTGTATCCAGTTCCACATTACTCGAACACCAGGATAGGCTGCATGGTAAGAGTCGCGTATGCGCTTGGCAAGCTCGTCCTTTATATCAAGCTTGAGTGCGACAGATGCACTGCCCCTGCCATAGTTGAAGGCGTGGTTTGATTGCTTGCCCCAACTTCTCTCGGTGTGCCCACAAAGGTTTGGATGCTCACAGTATGGGCACGATCCAGGTTCGTCTGATATGGCATCTGGGTCTTTACCGAGTTGCAGTCCTGCAGTTAACTTGTGTACATCTCTCTTCTCCTCGAAGGCCTGTATCATTTTTATCTCAGGTGCTATATATGCAACGAGCCTATTCTCTGCCTGTCCGAGATCTATCTGGTAGCCTATATATCCTTCGTCAAAGAGCATATACTTTTTAAAGGCAGGAGGATCGTTCTGCATATTCATCCCTGTTTCCCAGATCGTCTTCGAACTTGAAAGACGACCTGAGTCTGCGGCCCCCACAGGATTGTATGAACAGCGTAGACGATTGTCTTCGTCAAGAGCCACATCGAGGTAAGTTCCCTTGAGCTTGCCAAGCTTTCGTATCTCGAGAAGTATCGAAGCCTCTGGACAACCAGTTCGAGCAAGTCGTTTAAGGGCAACTTCATCAGATGTTCTCTTGCCTGTCTTTCTATTCTTATATTCTTTATATTGCTTCTCATCGTATAGGTACTCCATCACTTGCTTGGATGCGTCCCAGTTTATTTCTCGTCCGGCCATTCTATTTAGAATGTCGAACAACTCGTCAATGCGCTTACCTGTAGTTGCTGATTCAGCACGTAGCCCATCTACATCCATACGTATTCCGTGCTCTGACATATAGACAAGGACTTCAATGAGACTCTTCTGCCTTTCATATGTTTCTGTGTTTCCCTTTATCTTTATATCATTCAGCAACTTGGGCATTGCGATACTGCACACGGCGGAGTCCTTGCAATTGTACTCCCAGAACTTTGTCTCATCCCCTCCTATCTTCCAATACTTCTTGCCTTCGTCTTTATAGTACGGAACGTTGGTATAGGTACTTGCTATAAAGTCGAGGCCCTTTGGAAAGTCGGGTATGAGTACACCATGCGCTATCATGGTATCGTCCATGTTCTTGGTTACGATACCGTACTTGCGGAATATAAACTGTGTGTCGAATACAAGGTTCTGGCCGATCTTCTTTATACTACCATCTTCGAGTATTGCACCTATCTTGTTCCAAACAAAGGCCTCGTCTTCGATAGATAGATATTCCTCTCCATGAGAGACAAATGGGATGCTCATAGATATGAACTCACTGTCAACCTGTATGCAGAAACTAATGCAGGAGACCTCAAGGTTTACCACTTCTATATCGAAGGCCACCTCATGTGCTGCTTCTTTTATTGTGTCGAGGAACTGTACTATCTCAGATAGTGATGGTTTTGTCAATGTCTTTATATCCTCGTATATAATTTCCTTTGTCTGTGACTCCTTATACGCCCTACGTAGGTCGTGTAGGATATAGTACCTATACAAAAAGTTCCCGCCACTCTGCGGGCCAGCGTGCAAGCACGCAGCTGGATGGATGGTGGCAACTACTTTCCTTCCTGGCAAGAGCGTGCTCGGGTAAACAGATCCTCGGCGTTTAGAGATGGTGGGTGGCGTAATGCCTGTGAGGGTATAAAGGGGGACGTTACCAAACGCTACTATAACGTTTGCACTGGTGGCCTCGAGCTCTGCCTTTAACTCTGCAACATATTGCTTATACTCATCAGACTCGAACACACCGCTGGTTCTGAAATCAATGAAAGGTGATATGTCGTTTGTCTTCTTCTTCGTAGTTGGTGGTTGCTCTTTTACTACGTTTGTTATATAACAATCGGAGCGAATGATCCTTGCTGATGCAAGCAACTGACCGAGCAACGATCCTGCTGGGCCTACGAATGGGCGACCTTCTATTATTTCCCAGTGACCTGGAGCCTCACCGAGGAGGGCAAGCTTTGCAGTAACAGGCCCTTCTGGTTTGACTGTTACCTTTTGTCTCTCGTATAGCATTTTACTTCCTCTCTAACAATGCAGCCTCGAGCAGTATAAGATAGTTGATTGCATCACCTATCTTTTCATCTATCAGTTCTGGTGTAACATTAGGAGTCACACCATCAACTATGTCGAGTAGTGATACTACATGTTTCACCCACATGCCTATGAGTGCCTTCTTCTTCGACACGCCAAGCATGCTCGCTGCTCGTGCAAAGTTATGCAGACGGTCATCAACCTGTCCGTCTGGTGCATACTCGCTTCTCTTCTTCGATAGGATACCGCGTATCTTTTTTATTCTTTCTTCGAGTACTATATCAAACGTTTTGCTGTCCATAATTCCTCCAAGTTGCATGTTTAATAATTGAACATGTCTTGTTTAACGATAGGAAGAATAGTTAGGTGGATTATTGTTGTTCACTCGGATGGTGAACTTATCTTTCGTGGTCTGATTGAGGTCATAGCCGAAGGCAGTGCAGCCAATATTGTACGCTGCAAGTATACCATTGCCACTGCCGAGGAACGGAATCATTATACGACTGCCTGGTTTGACAAACGTCTGGTATATATCACACATCATCTCAACTGGTTTCTCTGTTATATGTATTCTGCTCTCGGGCGAGACAGTTCGATAACTAAAGATGTCAAGTCTACCCTGTCTGGCCAGACGAGCATCTGGCTTCCGTGCGTAGTAGAAACACTCGTAACCCCTGGGGAGGTTAGTGTCTGCACTACGTACCTGTCCGCTTGGCTTTGCCCATATGCAAGGAGTTCCTGGCCCTCGAAGATCGTATTTTTCAAGGAGAGACCAAATGGCATTTCCGTTAGGGTGGTATGCAAACCAGACAAGCATCCATCCTGTTGGACTGAGGACTCTCGTGCACTCACGGATGATCCTTTCATAGTAGTCAAGTACGTTTACATCCTTGTCCTTCTGTGTATACCCTGCCAGCTTCATGTCGTGTAGTGCTTGGTTCTCCACTGGCCTACTCTCGAGGTCTATATCTCCCCAATCTGGGTCGAGCTCGATGAGGTCTATGCTATTGGATGGTACGTCTTTTATCCCTTCAAAGAAGTCCTTCACCATATAGCCATTCATGATCTGTCGCTTGAATACTTCCTCTGGTGTGGCCGCTCGTTCACTCTCGATACGGTCGGCAATCTGTTTTGCCTCGAAGTTCTGTTCGAGATGTTTGAGTAGTTTGAATGCTTCCTTCTTATCCTTCGCCTTTGCCAGCTCCGGTATGGCTTCGATTGCCTCTGCAAGCTTTATGTCCTGCGACACACTTGCTGCTGATCGTCCAAGCATTCTGGCCGTCCCACGTAGGCTGTGCCCTTCCGAGTCAGGATGCGCCCCCTTCCTGCCACACAAGTCCTGCATTGTTTTGTGAACACAGGCAGTTAGAGCGACCTGCTCTTGGTACTCCATGTCCTTTCTATCTATATTCTCAAGGAGTTCAAGCAAACGTTTCTCGTGATCGTTGAGACTATGCGGATATATAGTTGCTCGTATCTCCGTCCAGCCAAGGTTAGTACATGCAGCGAAGCGACGACCACCAGCTATGAGTGCATACTTCTGCTCGACACCCTCTTCTGGTTCGTCAAACTCCATAACTACAATAGGATGCCACAGACCGTTGGCAGAGATTGAATCCTGCAGTTCGTTTATATTGCCGAGATCCTCCCTATACCTATGCCCTTTTATAATACTACTCATTGGTATCGTCTTAACTTCTTTAGGCTCAATAGCCCTTGCAGACATTGGACGCTCTTCCACACAACCCCCTATTCTTTACCGTCAAGAAGCATTAGAAGTGCCTGTATATCTTCCTTCGACATTTTACCAAATAGTGTATCAACCTTGTCAACCCTTTTCTTTGACTCCTTCTTTTCCGCCTTGATTGCTCGTTTAGATATGCGACGGTTCTGTCGTATGTTTCTATGTATCTCGAGTGCCTGCTCGAGCGACATAGATGTTATGCTACTCCGTATGTTTAGAAGATTCGCCATCTCTTACCTCGAGCTTTATGCCGATTGCTCCAGAGACTATTGCACCTATTACTACTGGATCTTTCTCTACAATGTCGAGCAGGGCGTCGAGTAGCTTACTCACTACTATCTTCCTCGTACCATATGGAAGGAGTTGATCTGCTCGCTCCGATTGTCGTAGGGAGATCTCTACGTTAAGGCGTGGCGGGCTTTTTATCGGCATGCTTGCCTCCGTTTATTCTTCTGTATTCTATATTGATGCGCGTTCTATAACCATCATTATCTCTATTCAACTTTTCTATCATTTCAAGTGCTTCGATCATGCCGTTTGATATACCGTAGTCTACGTAAAATGCAACAGTTGTATGAATACCATACCATTTATACCCAGCCATGATACCCTTCTTTCTCTCCTCTGGTTTACTGTCATCTAATATACCAGGTTGTGTATATAACAGGTGACTTGCGATAGGTGCCTCACCTCTGTCTAAACTATCCTTCACACAGCGTCTGGCATATGCTATGTTCTGTTTAACAGTTCGGTTATTACCAGCAGCATATGGACTTTCAATTATTACTCTTGTCATTGTTTACTCCTTTTTAGTTTTAACAGTTTCGACACCCACCCCCTGCGGGCACGGCCTGTGCCGTGGCAGATGTGGCAAAT